TTACAGAATCGCCTTGAGGAAGGTGACGACCGCCTGCAGCGCGGCCACGCCACTGGCCACCTGCGTCGCCGTGCTTGGGGAAATCGCAGCACTGGCGGCGGTCACCACGGGCGCCGCCGCGGAGACGGCGTTGGCGATGTCCGTCAGCGCCGACTGGTGCGGCGCTTCGCCCGCCACCGCGTTTACGACGCTCTCCGCGGCCGGCAGCGCCGCATCCACGGAAGCGCCGATCGGACCGCCGAAAATTGCGCCAGCAGCGCCGGCGAGGTTCAGGCCGGTTTCGACTTCGTCCAGAGTATTTGACATCGTGTTTATATCCTTGTTTGGTAGGCGATATCGGAAAGAGGGGAAGCGCTTCTTTTTTGAAAAAAAGAAGCAAAAAACTATTAGCCCTGCGGGCGTTGGTAGCTGCAGGACATGGACCCGCGTTGAATGAAAGTTTTTCGGTTCTCTTTTTCAAAAAGGAACCGCTTTCTTGCTAATCCCCAATTATCGCAGCCAGCGCCAGTGCACGACGCGTCCAGCCGAGACCGAAAGTACCCCAGCTTGGCAGATGCGAGGAAAATTCCAGCCGTCGCGCCAAGGCTTCGCGCGCGATCAGTTGCGGATTGCCCATCTTGAGGGCGGCGATCGTGGCATTTCCTAACACGCCGTCAGGATTGGCGCCGGCCGCCAGCTGCAGCCAGGTGATCGACCGGCGGATGCCGGCATTGACCGCGGCATCGAACGCGACGAGAGCCAGCGGAAACGCCAATTCGTCACCGGCAATTTTGTCCCAGTAGTCGCGCCGGTAGATTGCCTCCGCCTCCGCCTGGGTAAGATGCGCGATCTCCAGCGATGGGTAGGCGGCCGCGCTGATGCCAAAATTCGTGCCGCGCAATTCGCCGCTGCCGACGGCGCCGCCTGTCCAATTGCCCGGATCGGCGGCGTTGCTGGAAAAGCCGCCTTCCTGCGCCAACGTGAAGGCGATGCAACGGGTAAAACTATCCATCATCAATGTCCTGGAAAATGCAGGATATTCGCCGCTAATCCGCCGCATAGCGCGGAGAGCAGGCTAACGATCATGATCGTCACGCGCCGCTCGGCATCGCGCTCGCCGCCCATGTGCGAAAGTTGCACCCGCAATTCGCTCAAGGCCGCCGTCAGTTCGTCGACCTTGGTGAACAGCTTCGAGAAGACCTGGTCTTCCTGCGACAGATAGCGCTCGCGCCAGTTCTCCAGCGCGTCCACGCGGGCATCTAGCACCACGTAGTCCTGCCGAAACTTGGCGATGTCGCCACGCATCGCCGCGACATCGGATCGCAGCAGCGCAACCTCTGACTCCATGTTAAGACCCTTCATTCCAGCCGTCGTGGTGTTTGGTTGTGCCCAAGCAAGGCCAGGGGGCTTTGGCCCGTCGCGCGGGACGCGCGCCTTCGGCGCGACGTCCACCCACTAAGGGCACAGCCCTTGGAACACGATTCCGGTCGGTGAAGAGAGGAGCCTTCACAGCCACGGGCGTTGAAACGAACGCAAAAGGCCCCTCTCTTCACCGACCCGGACTCGTTTCCAAAGGCTGTGCCTTTGGTGGGGGTCCTGGGGGCAAAGCCCCCTGGCCTTGCTTGCGCTGGATCAAACCCCACGACGGCTGAAATCAATAAGGCTGGTTGGACAGCGTTATGGGATAGAATGTCGCCTGCAGCGGCATGTTGATCGACCAGGCGGTGCCGAGATCGCCGGCGATGTCCCAGTTGGCGGGGGGTGGCAGCAGCGAGGCGTTGTCCGTCACCGCGTCGCCGCGGCCGATCTGCGTGCTGCCATAGGGGTAGAAGAACAGCGCCTCGGCGGAAGGATTGGTGATGCCAGACGCGAGCGTCACCGAGACATGCGTCGCATCCACCCGCGCCGCCGCGGTCGCGGCGATGATGTTGCCGGGGCTGGCGACGCTGCCGCCATCCATCACCGCAAAGCCAGCACCATTCTGCGCCTGCAGCGGCACGATCAGGTCGTTTCCGGAATCATGCTGGATGGTGAGTATGATGTTCGTGTCGGAGGCGCGATAGACATGCGTGATCAGCGGACCGCCACTTGCAGGCAGCCCGGATGCCGGCAGGGCGCCGGCGGGGATCGTGTCGCTCAGGCCGCCCGCGATCGCGACGCGGCCGGCGGCGAAGGCCCCGATGCGGCCATAGCGAAGCAGGTCCGGCTGGTCGCGATGCTCCGGATCGCCGCCGCTGAAAATGCCGGTGGCCGGGTCGTAGCTGGCGTTGAGCGGATTTGAATCGGCCGTCTGCGCGGCGAAGACGGTGATGTTGTTGGCGGCGACCGCGGCGAGATCGGCGATCGATTCCCGCACCATCTGCACGCCGACATCGGTTTCGTACGGAATGGCGTTCCAGGCGAGCAAGGGCAGCGAGGCGGCGGTCCGGCCCAGCAGGCTGCGCGTGAGCGAGAGCAACCGCAGTACCGTGCCCTCGTACAAGGACTTGTTGCTGTAGGGCATGGTACTGTCCTGCTCGGACCAAGGCCAGACCAGGAAGGCGATATCGGCCTCGTCAAGCGTGGAGACGAGGGCGGAGGCACCGGTCAGATAGTTGGTGAGGGCCGCGAAGTCCGGCCCGCCGGACCAGGTGGAAGGGTCCGAGCCGTCGCCGGGATTGGTCAGGAATGTACCATTATCGGGACCGGGCGGGAACAGCGGCGGCGAAGAGTTGGATATCGGGTGGCCGGAGATGATCGAATAGCGCGAGGGCGAGATGTAGGTGCCGGAGGGCAGCCCGTCAAAGGCGTAGGCGGCGGCGCCGAGATACCAGGCGACGCCCTGCGCCATCGCCAGCGGCGCGCCGGCATTAACGAACCAGGCGGCGTTCGACTGGCCCATGACGAGCACGCTGACGCCGCGCCTGGCGCCCCGCAACCAGCGCGCCTGCGCGGCAATCAGCGTGCTGATCTCGCCGGCATCCAGCGCCCGTTCCCAGGTGGCGGCCTCGTGGAACCAGCATTGGGCGGAACCCTGGATGCTGCCGTCGTGCAGAAACAGCACCTGCCCGTTCACGCTCGCGGCGAACGGATTGTTGATGGCGCTGGCCACCTGCACGCCGTCCAGCCAGGCGTCCACGCCGATATTCGGCGTGTTGCGCAGGATGACGGCATGGGTGTGGCGGCGGGTGATCGTCGTCGAGAGCACCGTCTGGCTGGCGGTGCCGGGAAACAAGGTCAGGTTGGCGCCGTTGCTGTCCGCGCGCAGCACTGTCGCGCCATTGGCCGTGCAATGCAGCAGCGGGATCGGATCCGCATCGACGTAATACGTACCCTGGCGCAGATTCGGCCGGGTCCAGACCAGGTAGCGCGTCCAGGCCGCGCCGGCGCCGAGCTCGAAGCCGGGATGCGACAGACCCCAATCCGGATCGAGGCTTGGGCCATAGGTGACGATGGTCGGGTCCGGCGCCCCGACGGCGCCGAGATAGCCGTTCACGCGGGCGGTCGCGATCGTGCTTGCGGGGCTTGTGTCGGCGGCGATGTGATACGGCGCGAGCGCGTTGCCGCCGCCGGATTTGTCCATGACCGAGCCGACGACGGTGTTCGCGGTGGTGACCGGGGCGCCGGTGACGTCGAGCAGGCCGGCGAGCAGCCCGGCATCCCACCAGCCGGACAGGCCGGAAATGTCGGACGGGAACGGGCCAGAGAACAAAGATGCAGCCGGCGTGCTGCCGGGCGCCAGCGCGCTGACCAGGGCGCGCGCATTGACGCCGGTGAGCAGCGGCGCGCCAGGGGAGGTGAAAAGGAACGCCACTCAGCTGACCGTAAGGGTAAAGGTGGAGACGGTCTGGCTGTCGCCAGCGGCGGTTTCGACCCACACATAGTAGTCGCCCGGCGCCGCCGGCGTCGGGTAGTAGATCGCCCACATCGAGTTATTGTTGATGACAAGCGCCGACTGCCACCCGGTCGTCGGGGCGACCGTGCCGGATGTCGAAAGCGCGACCTGGGTGGCAATCGACTGGGGAGGCGAGATGCCGCCATTGATCCCGATGCTGCCGACACCGTGGGTATTCGTGCCACCCGGATTGTTGACGCTGTAAATGCCGCCGGCCTGGGCAGCCAACGTGATGGCGCCGGAGACGGCGGTCAGGCCGCTCGCGGCATCCTGAGCCCAGACATAATAGGTGCCGGCCGCCACCGGCGTCAGCGACGCCGCAAAACTGCCCGAATTGGTTACGGCCGCCGTCCATCCCGATGCGGGCGCGGTTTCGTTCTGCGTCGCAAGGGCAACATTCACGGCGTCCGCCGCCGGGCTGACCGTGCCCGTAATGGCGAGGGCAGAGCCGGCCGTGCCCGTCGCCGGCGCGCTGACGGTCAGCGCCGCGGTAACGACGCTGATCGCCGAGGAAATCACCTGAACGGACCTATCGGAGGTCTGCCGCGCCCAGATATAGATCATCTCCGCCGCTTCCGGGGTCAGGCTGGCAGTCCAGCCGCTGCCGGTCACCGTGCCCGCAACCCAGCTCGCCGGCGCCGCCGTCGCGCTGCTCGAATACCCAACCTCCACGGCGGCGCCGTCGGGCGAAACCGTCCCCGCGACCGCAATCGCCGCCCCCAGCGTGACGCTGGCAGGCAGCGCGTCAATACCAACTGAGGGCGGAATGATGGTAAAGGCGTTCGAGACGCCGAGCACCGCCGGGTTGGCGTGGTCACGCACCTGCACCGTGTACGTGCCGGCGGCCAGACCGGGCATCGTGAAGCTATAAGCGTTGGCGGTGATCACCGGGCCGGAGACCTCGCTCCAGCTCAAGCCGCCATTGCTGGAAACATCCAGCGCGGTCGGCGCGTCGTTGAAAATGCCGCCTGTCACGGTGAAGGCCGCCCCGGGCGCCGGGGCTGAGATCGACGCCACCGTCAAGGTCGGCGCATTCGGCACAATGCCGCTCCACCACACAAGCGAGCCGCCCGAATAGGTTATGCCAACCAGGCTCGTCGACCCGCCAGGCGGCAGCACCGTGCCGCCTGAGCCCGACGTGATGCCTGTGCCCATGGTGACGGACCCGGCGCTGAGATTGATCAGCGTGCAGGAAAAACCGGAGCCCATATTGGCGAAATTCGCGGTCAGCGTGATCGGCTGGCTGGCCACCAGCAGCCGGTCGTTATGCGCGGTCGCGTCCAGCACCGTGTTGCTGGTAAGCTCGACGACATCGGTCTTCAGGCTGGGGATCTTGGCCTGCAGATAGGTCCAGATCGCGCCGAAACTCTGCACGTTCAGCGACGAACTGCCTTGCGCGACCAGCAACGTATCGCTGTCGGCGGCGGGCGAAGCGGCCGGCAACTGGTTGATCGTCTGGCCGCCGATCAACTGGCCATAAGGGATCCAGGCATTCGCGCCGTTCTGCCAGATGGCGACGTAATCTGAAGCGCCGATGGCGCTGACCGCCGTCTCGGTGCCCGGCGCAAGCAGCCCCTGGCCGGTGGCGCCGGCAGGGCCTTGCGGCCCGGCCGGCCCAGGCGCACCGGTGGGACCTTGCGGACCCGCCGGACCGGCAATGCCGGATGCCGTGACCGCGATGACCCCGTTGTCATCGATGCTGATGCCGCCGCCGGCGCTGAACAGGCCGCGCAACGCTGTGACCGGCAGCAGACCAGGCGCCGCATCTGCCTCAATCACCACGCTGTCCGTCAGCGACATTACCGCCTGCACCGGAAACCCGGCATGGTCGCCGCCATTGGCCGCCAACATCCCCGCCGCCAGCGCCAGCCCGGTGCCGACGGTCACCGCCTCAGGCGAGCCGGCGCCAACGCTGTTGCGCCCGAGTAGATCGCCACTCGGTACGCTGATCAGCGGCTGCAAAGTAGCAGTAAGCTGCGAGACGGTAACGGAATAGGTCAGCCCCGCCTGCGACAAAGGCAGCAGATCGCCGGACCCGACCGTCGCGACCGGCGGCAGTTGCGCTATGGTTGTCATGTCGAACCCCTTCAGAGCGAAGCGGGAGGCTGTCTCTCAGAAAGCAAGGCCAGGGGGCTCTGCCCCCTGGACCCCCGCCAAGGCCTGAGGCCTTGGAACCCAGTCATGGCGGGGGAACAGAGGGCCAACGCCCCCCTGGCGTTGCTTGCTAAGCCACAGCCACCCAATTCGTGTTGCCGGTTCCGGCCTGTTTGACCCAGAACGTGACACCGACGCCGCCGTTCAGGTTGCGGAACGTCGAGCCTGGCGGCGCCGAAACCACGTTCTGTGGCGAGCCGCGGCCGATCAGGTCCACCGCGCCGGTCGGTTCGGTGTCGGAGATCAGCCTGACCATGCCGGCACCCGCCGGGTGCAGCGAGATATCGCCCGACTGCGTCCGCAGCGTCACGCTGCCATCGCCATTCGGTGAAACATAGTCATTCTGTGAGAAGCGCGCGGCGCGCCAGGCGCCGTTATTGCCGATCCAGTCGATGGCGGAGCCGGTCGGGATGGTGATCGGCGCGTTGGTCCAGTTGGTCTGCGCCGGCGAACTGCCGGCGGCCGCGAAGGTGACGTCGGTCATGCAGTCGATGGTCAATTCGTGGTTCTGCCACACCGGCAGGCCAACCTGCACGGTGAGCGTGGCGCCGCTGCCGTTCCCGGAAATCGTCGCCGTCGTCCCAGGCCCGTAGCCTGACCCGAACGCCGTCATCTGAATGCCGAGCACCGCGCCGGCCGAGAGCCACACATTCGCCGCGGCACCGCTGCCCGTCCCGCTAAAGCTCACCGTCGCGCTGGTATAGCCGCTACCGCCGTTGACGACCTTGCAAAAGACGATCGTGCCCACGGCTTCGCTGCCTTGCTGGGTGATGATGCTGGCGATCGGTGCGCTCGCCTGCTGCACCGAGACCGCATCCGCGATATCCGGTACGATCAGCGTATACACGCCATTGAACGTACTGGGGTTGACCGACCAGCGGGTGAGGTCGTTCAGCAGATTGCCGCGCATGGTGATGCTGTCGGTGTAGGCGGAAATGGCAGTGGTTAGATTGGCGCCTGGCTCCGCAAGGATGATGTTGTCGGTCACCACGATATTCTGCGGCGCATCCCGGATCAGGATGGCGGTCACGGAACCGCTGTAATTGATCCAGTTGCCGATGATCGAGAGATCGTAGCAGGCAAGGTTGAAATCGTTGCCGGTGCCGTCAGATTCGACATTCTGCACGGCGATGCCGACGCCGGTGGGATCCTGGATGAAGTTGTTGCGCGCCATGCAGTTCTGGCCGCCCCCGATATTCAGGCCGATCAGCGCGCCGTCGATGTAGTTGTCGGCGACCTCTGTGTAGATCGAGCCGCCGCAATCGATGCCGAAGTCGGAGGCGCCAGTGATCATGTTGCCGGTGACTTTGCAATAACCCGTATCGCAGAGAATCCCGGCGCCGCTGGTATAGACCGTGCTGTTATTGGCGCAGAGATTGCCGCTGACCAGAATGTTACGGCCGGAGATATAGATGCCGTAATTGCGGTTGGAATAACAGTTGTTGGCGGCGATCAGCGCACCCAGCACGTCCGGATTGGCGTTGCCGTAGACGACGTTGTTGCCCTTGTTTGTCTCGTTGAAATTGCCGACGATGATGCCGCAGCCATTGTTCCAGCAGGTGTTGCCGACGATGTGCAGGTTGCGAAGTTTCAGCGTGAAGGTCGGGTCTTGGCTGTCGGCATGAATGCCATCGCCGCCATTGTCGTGGGCCCGGCAATTGGTGATGCTGAGCGCCTCCGTCGCAAACACGGTGATGCCGTTCGCCGCGTTGTTATAGAACTCGCAGCCGTCGATATGGTGCTGGGTGATCGCCGGATCGCTCGGCAGATAGGTGAGCCCGGAGCCGTTGCCGGACCCGCTGGCGTTGCGGAAAACGCTGCGGGTGACGATCGACTTGGTGCAGCTGGCCTGCACCGCGACGCCACACGTATTCTTGGTGATCGTGTTGTTGGCGTCAAATATGATGCCGTCGATGAACAGAGTCGCTGACGAAAAGCTGAGCCAGGCAGCCGGCGACGACGTGCCGGAGTTCGACTGGTTCAGGCGCTGCATGATCGTGACCCCCGGCACGCCGAGCAGGGTGCAGCTGGCGGCGGTGACGTCGCATTCCCCTATGATGGCGTACGTCTTGGCACCGAGCCGGACCGGATTTCCGCTGGCGATGGCCGCCAACAACGCGCCGCTGTCATCGGTGACGCCATCCCCCGCGGCGCCGAAATCCTCGATCGAGACGGCGTTCATCGCCAGCGCCGCGAGCGTTCGGGTCGTCGTGGCCACTGTCGCCTTGGCGGTCAGCGCGCCGCCCGGCAGCCCGGCAACGCCGCCCATTCCTGACAGGAAGTTGGTGTAGCTAACACCCGCATTGGCGCCGCCCTGCCCGATCGGCACGATGTCCGACGACCCCGGCGTGTTGCCGCCCGGCAACGATGGTATCTCGAACGGCGCCGCTGCCGCCGCCAGGGTGGTGCCTGTCAGGGCGAGATTGGCGCCGATGGTGATGGCAACCGGCGGCGCGGTCCCTGGACTGGCGCCGCCCAGCAGCGTGTTCTGCGGCAGGCTGAGCGCCGCCTGCACGCCCGCCAGTATCTGCGCGCGGGTCGCACCGAGGGTCTGGTCATTCTGGAAAATCGGCACCAGATCGGTGTCCGCGACCGAATTGGCCAACGGCAATTGTCCGATTGTCGGCATGCGATCGTCCCCAGAAGAGTTAGAAAAAACAGGAAGAAAGCGCTTCTTTTTTGAAAAAAAAAGAAGCAAAAAACTTTCGCTCCTGGGGGCGGCGACGCGCTCGGTGCCACAGCCGGCAGTAAATGAAAGTTTTTTGCTTCTTTTTTTCAAAAAAGAAGCGCTTGCTTCTTCTTACGTTTAGATCGTCGTGATCGGCGTTCCGGTCGGGTCCGTCAGCGCCTGCCCGGCCGGCGTCGTCAGCGCCGAAACCGGCGCGGGCACCGAAGCCAGCGATACCACAGGGAGCGAGATGCTGCGCGCGAGGGTACGGCCGCCGGTGGTGGTGATCGTCACAGTCACCGTATAGGTCGTTTGCGGCTGCCCCGCGGTCAGCCACAGCACAGCCCAGGCGCCATCGGCGGTCGATGAGGCAAGCGTAAGATCCCCGGGGTTGTCGGGGCTGATCAGCACGTCGAGCGTTGCAATCGTATCACCGGGATTGGCAGTGAGCGCCGGCGAGATGTCGAAGACATAGTCCAGCGTATCGCTGGGGTCCTTGGCCGGCCAGGCCAGCGGGGTCGCGGGCGGGATTTGCGGACCGCGCGGTGTGGGCACAAAACCATCGATCTGCACGTAGCGCGCATTCGACGGCCGCCAGATATGGCTTGCGGGTGTGCTCATGGCTACGGCCTCTCAGTATTCCACGAAGACGATGCCGACCGACCCGGCGCCGCCGCCATAGCCTTGTGGATTGCCGCCGGTGCTGCAGCCGCCGCCGCCGCCGCCGCCGCCATAGCCGTTCGCCGTATATCCGTTCTGCGGGCCGCTGCTCCCCTTGCCGGCGCCCGGCCCACCACCGTCCCCGCCCCGGCAGGCGACGGCGATCGAGTCGGTGCCCATCGACCCGCCGAAATTATAATTGCCGCCGAAGCCGATGCCGCCCGCCCCGCCCGGCATCGAGAACGCCGCCGAGGTGCCGCCGCCGCCGCCGGACCCGCCGCTGGCGGACAGATAGTCGCCGAAGCTCGACGTGCCGCCATCGTTTCCGAACGCCGGCGTCGGCGTCCCGGCGCCGCTGGCCCCAACCGTCACCGCGATCTCCTGCCCCGGGGTGAGGTTCGTGACGATGCCGATCGCCATGCCGCCGGCGCCACCACCCCCGCCCGGCAAGCTGCTGTGATAGCCGCCGGCGCCGCCGCCACCGATGACGGTAACGCGCACCGCGCTCACCCCATTCGGCACAATGAATGAGCCGTTATTGTTGAAGACCTGGACCGAAGAGAAGCCCGGCCGCAGCAGCGGCAACTTGTAGCTGACGAAAGGCGCGCCGGGCGCGATGTTGATCGCTCCGTTATGCACCGCGCTCTGGCCGTAATTGACCGTGATGACGTAGAGCCCGACCCAGCCCGTATCGACCGCAGGGGTCGCTTGGGCGCCGGACGAAGCGGCCGCACCCGGCTTGAGCTGCAGTTGCACGCGTTGAATGCGCTGCGTGGTCTGCGCGGTGCCGGAATTGCTCGGCCCGGAATATGGCTGCGAAGGGTTGGCGGCGTTGACATAAGGCAGCACCACCGCATCCGTATCGGTTTCGGAAAACGCCGCTTCAATCAGGTAGTTGATCGATTGGCCGGAGGTCCCCGGCGGCGTCAGCGTGAAACTGGAGGCTTCCAGGTTGATCCCGGTCTTTACGATCTGGTCGGTCGTGTCGGCGCCGAGCGAACCGTAGGGGTTCGCATCGAGCGCGGTGAACTGCGTAATGCTGCCGGGCCCCACATTCACGGTCAGCGAGGCCGGCGCGGTCGCGGTGCAGGCCAGGCCGTCGACCACTACGTTGCTGCCGAGCACCGAGGCCGTCAGCGCGCTGATCGCGGTCATCGCGTTGCGGTTCAGGTTGAGGATGTCGGTATCCAGCGGAATGCTGCCGGGATAGACGATGTTGCGATCCATGCGTGATCCTCAGTTAGAAAGATTCATCCAAGCGATGCTGGCGGTCGGCAGCACGCCGGCAGCCGCGGCGTAGATGTCCGCGTCACTCACCATGCCCGGAATGGCCGCCAGATCGGCATAGACCATCGGCGCCGCGCCATAGCCGCCGGGGCCATCATTATAACCGCCGGCATTACTGACAGGCGTCGCGTTCGGGCGATAGCCAGTAACGAAAAACTGGTACGGCAGCAGCTTGCACCCGTACCCGCCCGCAACGCCGTAGCCGAGCGTTCCCGCGCCATAGCCGCCCGTATCCGCCGCATTGAGCGGCTCGAAAATCTGCGGTGCGCGGCCTGTCAGATTTGTCAGCGCGGTGACCAGCGCGGCGCGCGTCGCCCGCGGCGCGATGAGATTGGCGCGGATCCGCAAGCTGAAGGCGGCGTCGCTCTCGCCAGGGCCGCGCGGCAGGGCTGTGCCAAAATAGTCGGCCGACGCAATATCGAGAAAAATTCCCGAGGCGCTCGCAATGCGCGTTTGCGACCGCGCGTAGGTCAACAGACCGTACAAACCGCTCCATGCCGCCGCCAGGCCGCTGAGCAGCGCGTCCAGGATCGGCGTGGCATCGCCAAACCAACGCGCTGGCAGGACCGATTTCAGGCGGCCCAGCATATCGTTGTTGTCGCCGATCATGCTTGAGCGCGGTTAAAAAAAGCACTTCTTTTTTGAAAAAAAGAAGCAAAAAACTTTCGGACTATATCCATGTTGGTTTAACCGCCCAAGCCCAATTTAGCAGATGTCCGTTCGTTAGTGCGTTAGCCCGGTCGATGCCAACGCCCGCATTAAACAAAAGTTTTTTGCTTCTTTTTTTCAAAAAAGAAGCGCTTTCTTGCTTTGCTCAGTCGTTCAGGAAACTGTTACTATCCCGGTTCTAATGACGCCAAACAGCGGCGGTACCAAATCTGCGGTGCCGCCGTTCAATAGAACCGCGCTGACATTCGTAATCGAACCTGAGGCGGAGTATGCCAGTTGCGCGAGGCGAGTATAATTAAGCGTCGCGCCGACGCTCAGGCTCGCGATATAGGTTTCGATCGCCCTCGCGACCGCGGCAACCATCAGTTGATGCGAGACGCCTTCAAGATTTGCGATTGTCATCGAAACATCGGCGGGCGAGACGACCGGCCCCTGCACCGCAAAGCTACTGCCGACCGGGCGTACCGCGTCCACCGCACCCTGCACTGTGGACAATAGCGAGGCTGGCGGCGCGCCGGACCCGTCATCGACGGTGACGACGAAATGACCCATCTGGGTGGCGCCGGTCTGGTCGATGTTCTCGCTGATGACGTAGGTCAGGCCTTGCTGGATCGAGGTGATCGCGGCGCCGATCGCGACATCCGTCGCCTTCGAGAGGCTGGCGAGGTAGCTGCCGAACCGCGTGCGGAACGCCGCGTCGCTCTCCGCGTCCTGGCCGCCTGCGAGCGCCAGCGAATTGGTCACGGTATCGACCCCCGCCACCGCCGAGGACAGGACGGATATCGCGCCAGGCTGGACGTTGCCGGCACTTCCCGCGACACTCGCGGCGACCGGCACGGTGACGCCGCCGACGCCGGCGGCCAAAACATAGCCGCCGCAAGCGGCGCTATAGGCAGGGTTTGTCATATCTGTCGTGACCGTGAAACCCTGGGTGTTCGCCGTTGTCGCAACATCGGTGCCGACCGGAATTAGCGCCGCAATGCTCGGCGAAAAGCGCGAGAAGGTCACGAACCCGGCCGCCGCGACCGCGGGCAAGCGATAAAACCCGAAATCGGCCCCGAAACTGTCGCAATCCGCACCCGTGCTGGTCGCCAGCCGCGTGGTCGCCAGCACCTGGACGATGAGCCATTGCAGCCAGAGCGCCAACGAGGCGTTCGCCTCGAGAATCGCCCGCAGCACCGACCCGACGGTGAGGTCGAGCAGGCTGGCGGCGGCACCTTGCACGGCGGCGGCCATGTTCTCGACCAGCGTCGTAAAGTTTTGCAGGGAAAGTTGCATTTATGGCGATACCGGAAAGGTCAGGATGCTGCTCTGCTGGGTGTAGGCGTCGGTGTAGGTGATGGTCAGGGTGACCGTGCCGTCATCCGCACCGAGGGCGGTGACGACCGGCGCCGGATTGTTAGCAATTGCGGCCTCCTTGAGAATTTGCCCGCGCACGATCGCCTGAATGGCCGCCGGCGCCGCCGGCTGCCCGACAAATTGCGCGAGCCCGGCGCCATAACCAAGCTGCCATATATAGCCGCCGTGATTCGTCAGCAACCGCCGCAGCACCCGCTGCTGGGTCAATGTTGTGCCGTCAGAAAGCGCGATGTCGCCGGTCGGGCTGACCGACAAATCACCGCCGAAGGTAAGAGCCAGATCAGCCATCAGACGGTCACCGAAGGCGATCCGGTGCTGCCGCCTTGCGGATCGGTATGCGTATGCTCGTCATACGCGTTGCGCAGCGCCGCCAGCGTGCCATGCGCGCCACCGCGGTCGGAGATATCGCCGCTGACGATAAGATTTCCGATCACATTCACGGTCGCGGCCTGCAGCGTTATCGTGCCGTCGTTCAACAGTTTCACGCAACTTCCCGTCTGATGCTGCATCCATAGCTCACCGGCTGGCGCGCCTGGCGCCGCATCGACCGCCGACCACACGCAACCCACGATAACACCCTGTTCGGAACTGCCTTCCTGCGCCACAACCAGCACCTGGCTGCCCGGCGTCAACGGCGCCGCGAGCCCCCAGCCGGCGCCAACCCAGGCCGAGAGGATCGGCAGCCACCCGCTCAGCACATTCTCCGGCTGCATCAGCACGCGCGCCGCATAGGCGGTGGGGTCGAAACTCGATACCAGCCCGAACCGCACGACGCCTGCCAACCCATCCAGCCCGCCGGCGTGCGCCTTTACGGCATTCCAGAACTGATCCACCGCTCTGCCTCAATTCACCGCGTGGGCACGAACGATCTGCGTAAAACCGCGCCCTGCATCGATCGACCGCCGGATCGTATCGACCATATAGGTCTGGTCGAAAGCCGACTCAGTCTGGCTCAAGCTGATCGTCGAACCAGGCACCAGCGCCAGCTCGCCCGGCATCCTGGCCACCATGATCGTGCCATGCTGCGCCAGGCCCGCCAGGTGACGGCTGGCAAAATTCATCGCCTGCTGGCTGGTCAGATTGGGCCGGATCAGCGTAGTGCTAAGTCCCTGGCCCAACCCGGCCGTCTGCGTCACGACCGTCTTGTTGCGCGTATTCCAGGATTTCACCGTCGCGGTCCCCGGTATGGCGGTTGCGCTGTCCAGGATCAGCTCCATGCAATCAGCCGGCGTCAGAGACAGCGACGGGGCACTCGGCGCCGGCCCAAAATTCAACGTCGCGCCAGTAACGGAGAGCGAAAACCCCTCGATCAGCGCAAGCCAACAAAGCAAATTCCACTCGGTACCGGCGCGCGAGTTCAGCCCCAGCGCGCTCCTGGCATGGTCAAGATCGTAATACTGCCCGACCGGCGTACTGGTCGCTGTCACATTCGCCGTCAAACCATGCCGCGCGGCAATCGTTGCGGCAATCTGGCTCGCGGTCTGGTTGGCGAATGTCTCGGCGATCTCGGTATCGATCAACCTGGCCGACAAATCCCGCCCGGTCAGCGTCGCCGTGTTCTGCAACAGGTCGAGCCGGATGTTGTCCACCTGGCCGGTCAACACACTCACAAACCCGCCAGGTAGCAACGCCAGCTCGATTGCCACCGTCTGCGCGCCCAAGGATGCGAAATAGGCCGCACCCGCGGCTGAGCCCCCAATCGCAAACTTAACCACGAACCGGTCCGCCGCAAAATAAGCGACCTGCTCGATCTCGACCGACACCGCGCCCGCAATTGCCGCCCCGCCGATGCTGACCTGGACTTGCGGCTGATTAACTTGCAATGCCGCCGCCAGCCCCCGGATTCACCGGCGGGATGATGAGGGTTGTCAATCCGACCAGTTGCGAGTCCGAGAGTCCGTTGGCCTGTGCAATCCGGATCCATTGCGTTGCATCATTCAGATATTGCGCCGC